AGAAGCGGCGGAAGCAGAACGTATTGTACGTATCTACAGGGACACGAACGACTCAATTACTAATTTATGGCGGCAGGCCCAGACTGCACTGATGCGCATCTACCAAGACTACTCCGCAGAACTTGGACGTAAGGGTGTACTCGAAGTGGTGCCAAATCTCAACGCTATTCAACTCCCATCGGGGTTGATGATGTATTACAACCAGCTAAAAGCTGACGAGACAGAGAAAGGTGTTCAGTTTTCGTACAAGACTAGACGGGGTTGGACTAAGATTTACGGCGGTAAAGTTATAGAAAACGTGTGTCAGGGAATAGCACGTTGTGTGATGTCCGAACAGATGTTAATGATATCTAAGCGGTACCCTATTTTGCTAACGGTACACGATTCTGTGGTATGCTGTGTCAGAGACACGGAGGTAGAGGAAGCTGCTATCTACGTGGAATCCTGCATGCGTTACACACCGGAGTGGGCGAACGGCCTTCCCGTGCGTGGTGACGTGGAGATCGGCAAAAACTACGGAGAGTGTACCGAGTGGATACCAAACCAGCGTGGTCGTTCAGTAGCATAAAGACGTTTGATCAGTGCCCGAAGAAGTATTACCACACGAAGGTAGTAAAAGATTACGAGGAAAACTTTGAAACCGAAGCTATCTTTTACGGAAACGAGTTTCACAAGGCCGCAGAAGATTACGTCGGCGGTGTAGTTAAAGAGTTAGACCCCCGATTTGACTATGCTTTGGGTGCGTTAGACAAACTCAAAGGCATGAAAGGCGAGAAGCTCTGCGAATACAAGATGGGGCTGACTGAAAAGCTAGAACCGTGTGGATTCTTTGATGACGGTGTTTGGTTTAGAGGTGTGGCCGATCTATTAATAGTTGACGAAAAAACCGGCGTTGCTACAGTAATAGATTACAAAACCGGCAAGTCTGCTAAGTATGCAGACAAAGGACAACTAGAGCTAATGGCTCTGTGCGTCTTTAGACATTTCCCTGACATAAAGAAGGTGAAGTGTGGGTTGTTGTTTGTGGTATGTAAGGCTTTCATTAAAGAAACATATACCATAGAAAACCAAACAGAACTGTGGCGCAAGTGGTTAACCGCCTACGCTACACTGGAAAAATCATACGATAATGACGTATGGAACCCTAAACCCACAGGGCTTTGTAGAGCACACTGTGTCGTAACTGAGTGCCCACATAATGGGAGGCGATGATGCCATATACAAAAAAGAAACGTCCTTATAAGAAAGAGTACGAGCAACAGAAGAAGCGTGGTGAACATGCTGACCGTATGGAAAGGCAGCGTGCACGGCGTAAGATAGACAACGAAGGCGTAGACAAAAACAAGAACGGCAAAGCCGACAAGCGAGAGGGCAAGGATGTAAGCCACAAGAAAGCACTGAGCAAAGGTGGCAAGAACTCTGACGGTACTAAGATAGAAAGTAAATCACGTAATCGATCTTTCAAGAGAGATTCTAGTGGACGATTAGTCTCTGAAACTAGTAAGCGTGAGAAGAAAAAGAAAACTAAGAAGTAACTCCAAGGAGGAGTGATGCAAATTGTCGATAACAGAGGCTTGCTTCTGCGGGTTCGTAATCCCGAAAAAATTACTGCGGCGATACCAAAGAGCAGACAACTCAACGCAAATGACGTTATTGTTAACTGGGGTGTAGATGAGTCCCGTGTTTTACGAAACTTAAACGTCAGAGATGTGCCATCCCCCATACTGGGTAAGTATAAATGGACAGGCAAGTACCAGCCTTTCGAGCATCAGAAAACAACTTCCTCTTTCTTAACCTTAAATAGCCGGGGGTTTTGCTTTAATGAGCAGGGCACCGGAAAGACCGGCTCTGCAATCTGGGCGTCAGACTTTCTGCTGGACGAGGGGATAATCAACCGTGTCCTAATTATCTGCCCCATATCTATTATGGATTCGGCGTGGCGGGCTGACTTGTTTAAGTTTGCTATGCACCGCACAGTAGACATAGCACATGGTTCTAAAAAGAAACGGCAGGAGATAATCAACGGAGAAGCCGAGTACGTCATTATCAACTACGATGGCGTGGAGATAGTTAAAGACGATATCGAAGCAGGTGGGTTTGACCTGATCATTGTGGACGAGGCTACCCACTACAAGAACTCGCAATCTAAACGCTGGAAAGTACTGAACTCTCTACTCAAACCCGATACTTGGTTGTGGATGATGACCGGTACTCCAGCCGCGCAGTCTCCCGTAGATGCGTATGGGATAGCTAAACTTGTTAATCCTGCTGGCGTGCCCAGATTCTTTGGGGCGTTCAGGGACAAGGTTATGTTCAAGGCTACACAGTTTAAGTGGCTACCCAAACCAGATGCTACAGATACAGTATTCAACGCACTACAACCGGCTATTCGGTTTACGAAAGATGAGTGCCTAGACTTACCTGACATGACCTACGTAAAACGTGAGGTCGAACTAACCCCACAGCAAAAGAAATATTACAAGACCCTTAAAGACCAGATGGTTGCGGTAGCGGCAGGGGAACAAATTTCTGCTGCTAATGCTGCTGTTAACATGAACAAGCTCTTACAAATATCCTGCGGTGCGGTGTATACCGACACTGGAGAGACGGTGGAGTTTGATATTAAGAATCGGTACAAGGTTCTACGTGAGGTGATCGACGAGTCCAGCCAGAAGGTTCTTATCTTTGTACCGTTCAAGCACGTCATTGACGTACTGGCTGAGAAGCTAAAAGCTGACGGTATCACAAACGAGATTATCAGAGGTGATGTGAGTGCGTCCAAACGCACTGAGATATTTGGTAGATTCCAAGATGACCCAGACCCTAGAGTCCTGATAATCCAACCGCAAGCGGCTGCACACGGTGTAACACTAACTGCGGCAAACACGATTGTATGGTGGGGGCCAACATCTTCTTTGGAAACCTACGCACAGGCCAACGCTCGTGTACACCGTACTGGGCAGAAACATCCATGTACCGTAATCCAACTAGAAGGTTCTAGGGTGGAAAGGCACATATACAAGATGTTGGACGATCGAATAAACGTCCATTCCAAGATGATCGATTTATACACTAATGTGCTTGAACTATAATAAAAACTAGACTAAACTGCGCCAAACCAAGGAGAACTTAGCTAAACTATTATAAATTGTGGAGATGATGCGATGCCTGCTGAGATAACTTACGACCTTGATAGGTTGGTCTCGGTCTACATAAAGATCAGAGACAAGAAGGCTGAAGTACAAGCTGCTCTCAAAGAGCAGGAAGAGGAGCTTAACACTAAGCTCAAAAAGATAGAACAAGTATTGTTGTTGCACTGTAAAGATAACGGTGTCGAATCTGTTCGTACAGAGAACGGTACGTTCTACCGCTCTGTTAAATCCAAGTTTTCAACAAACGATTGGGAAGCCATGGGTAAGTTTATCCTTGAGCACCAAGTCCCTGATCTGCTTGAGAAAAGAATCCATCAAGGAAACATGAAGCAGTTTCTTGAGGAGAACCCCGAACTGCTACCACCGGGGCTAAATAGTGATAGCGAATACACTGTGACAGTACGGAGAAAGAAATGACGGACAGTTATGTCTCGTTTGAGGAACTAGCTAAGTACTTGAATGTCAAAGTCCCTACCGTCCGCGAATGGGTAGCTAAAGGGTATGTGCCTAAAGACACTTATATAAAGGTGGCAAACACATACCGATTTAACATTCCGCAAGTGGTAGCAGCTTTGAAACAGGAAGTACCAGAACCGGTCGATACAGACCAAAACGAACCCGTTCAACTTGAACTGGATTTCAGCGATGAGGATGATGTATGAGTAATATAACTATGTTTGAAAACATGCCTGATGAGTATAAAAGTTTACTCGGGCAGCTACAGCCAGATACAAATGCGTCTGGTAGGGGAGGGTCTGTTGGAGGTGTTAACAGACTTAGTATTCGTGGCGGCGTATTCCGTAAGGTAGTTAGCGGTCAGGAAGTTGGCGAGTTAGAGCAACGTGCTATAAACGTGGTTCTGGTAAAGACAGCCCCAATCTCACGTATGTATTTTGCTGGTGAGTATACTGCTGGCGCTACTAATCCTCCTACGTGTTGGTCTGCTGATACACAGACAGGCCGTCCTTCTCAAGAAGTAGCTGATGGAGACCGTCAGTCAGAGACATGTTTTGATTGTCCTCAAAACATTAAAGGTTCTGGTATGGGTGAAGGCCGTGCGTGTCGGTACTCACAACGTGTTGCGGTACTGCTTGCTGATGCCGATGGCAATATAAAGTCGAACGAGGTTTACCAGCTACAGTTACCAGCTACTAGTGTGTTTGGTGACAACAAGCAGAAGATGGGGCTACAAACGTATGCACGTTTCCTAGATTCCCAGAAAGCTCCGCTGGCTTCCTTACTTACAGAAATTCGTTTTGATACAGACTCATCTACACCTAAGCTGTGTTTCAAACCAGTACGTGTGTTGGAGCAAGACGAACTTAAAATTGCAATAGATGTGCAGCAGTCGGAAGACACTGAGAAACTTATTGCACTTACTGTTAAACCGAAAGAAGATAGCACTCCCGCACTACCCAAGATAGAAATGCCAAAAGTAGAAGCGGTAGAGGCGGTAGCAGAAGAAGTTGAGGAAACCAAGGTCAAGGTATCTAAAAAGAAAAAGGTTGAAGCACCAGCCGATGTCGATCTTGCAAGTTTGCTTGATGAATTTGATGACTAAAAACAATGGGGCACTACGGTGCCCCTATTTCTCTGATGTGGGAATCTTATGGAAACTAAGGAGTTTCTTAGTACCATTGCCGGAAACGAAGGGTACTATTGCATAGTAGGGATAAAAGACGGCAAAACAATACAGAAATTTTATAGTTCAGTAGATGCGGCTGCTAATGCTGCGCATGAATTTGATGCTGAAGGGTACGATGCTTATTACACTCCGGCCACGTATGTGGAGGATGTAAATCGTAAGGCCGAAAACGTCTTACAAATGAAAGCTCTGTTCCTAGATGTTGATTGTGGAGTCGGCAAACCCTACGAAACACAGCGCGATGCACTAATTGCGTTACATAATTTTATACATGAGTACGGCCTACCTGCCTGTACTACTATCGTAAACTCAGGACGTGGGCTTCACGTTTACTGGGTTTTGTCACGCCCGTATTCCAGACAGGAATGGTTACCTGTAGCGGAAAGATTGAAGACGGCGTGCGCCGAATTCGGTTTAGATGCTGATCCTGTAGTGACTGCGGATGCAGCACGTATACTGCGCGTACCAAACACGCACAACTTTAAGGATGACCCAGCGCGTGACGTTAAGGTTGTGGGTAAGGTCAAGGATTACATTGACCTAGACGAGTTTGCAGAAAAGCTCCCCGCAAAAGTGACACCAGTTACTAGCGCGAGAGAGTACACAGACCAAGATGCCAAAGACATGGCACGCGCAGTTGGTCAGAGCAAATACACAACACGTTTCTCTAAACTACTGATTGCTACGGCGTCAGGGAAAGGTTGCGCACAAGTCAATCGTGCAATTATGCAACCTAATGATCTGTCGTATTCCGATTGGCTACACGTACTGTCAATTGCTAAACACTGTGAGGAAGACGGGGCGCAATCAATCCATCTAATCTCCAGTAAGTACGAAGGCTACAGTGCGGAGGAAACCGACAAAGTAGCTGCACCGATTGAATACCCACACCTGTGTTCTACGTTTGAATCCGACAATCCGTCAGGATGTGAAGGCTGTCCGCACAAGGGCAAGATCAAGTCTCCTATAAGTCTGTGCATGGAAGTGCGCATGGCCGAAACCCAAGAGGTGGAAGTTACGGTCTATGATGAGCCGGAGGTTATGATGGAGGGAGAGGAAGAAGTTCCTGTCGAAGCTCTCCCTCCTACTAAAGTTACTATACCGGCGTATCCGTACCCATACAAACGTGGGGCAAACGGTGGTGTTTACTTGGAAAAGGAAGACGAACACGGAAACATAGACCAGCAGGAAATATACAAGAGAGACTTGTACGTCACCAAGAGATTACGTGACCCGATCGAAGGGCCATCCTTTGAATTCAAACATCATACGGAAAGAGAGGGCATACAGACATTTGTTTTACCCATGACCAAAATAACTTCTAAAGAGGAGTTTCGTAAGGCTATGGGATTAAACGATATATTTGTGCTTACAAGACAGGCAGACGCACTTATGACATACATCGGTAGGTGGATTGAGCAACTAAAACAAACTCAAGACATGATCGACGTGCATACACAGTTCGGTTGGACAGAGGGTATGGAGTCGTTTGTGGTAGGTGAGCGAGAGATATTTGCAGACAAAGTTGAGGTAGCCCCACCAAGTGCTCGTACGGCACAGTACCTACCTATGTTTCAGAAGAAGGGTACACTAGATGGCTGGAAGAAAGTAACAGAGTTCTACAACCGACCCGACTTTGAAGAGCATCAGTTTATGTTTGGCATATCTTTTGGTGCTCCTCTTATGGCGTTCATACCTAACATATCGGGTGCTATCTACCATCTAATGAGTAAAGAGTCAGGCTACGGAAAAACCACAGGCATGTATGGAGGGGCATCAGTATGGGGCTACCATAAGAAGTTAGTACTACGTGGTAAGGATACAGGAAACTCTGCGTGGAATCGTGCAGAGATATGGAAAAACTTACCGTTCTACATAGACGAGATTACTAACTACGACGGTAAAGCCGCCAGTGAGTTTTGTTACGCCGCAACTGACGGTGAGCAGAAAAACAGGATGAACAATCAAGGCCAAAACTCCGAACGATATAGAGGTATGGATTGGGCGTTTATCATAGGTACGACGGGCAACCTTAGTTTGCACGATATTCTAGCTACGCACAGAGAGCACTCTGAGGGTGAAGTGGGTAGAAGTATGGAAGCTACGGCCACTAAGAAGTTGTTTTCAGAGGAAGATACTGCGTTAGCTAACACATTGCAGGAAGACTTAGCTAGTAATTACGGGCATGCAGGCGAACCATACATACAACATGTTCTTAAAAACCTAAAGGCGACAGAAAAACTTGTTTTAGCTACAAGAGACGCAATGATAAAAGCGGCAAATTTAGATTCTCAGCATAGATTTTGGGTTGCAGAGTGTGCTTGTACGTATGCTGGGGTTATGGTCGCCAAGAGCATTGGCTTACTAGATTGGGATTTGGATGCGTTATACGCTTGGATTGTTAAGAAACTAAAGTTGGCTAGAGAAAATATGCAGAGCATGACTATTGATATACATAGTTTGATTGCCGATTACATTGCCGATAACCCACGGGGCATATTACGAGTAAAGAGCACGCAGGACGCGCGGGTAAATGATCCTGAGATGGAAAACCTTATCATGCCGGATGCTATGCCCTCATACCGTTGGGTTGGGAGGCATGAGTACGACATTAATAAACTGTACCTACGACCCGCTCCGTTCAAAGAGTGGTGTTTGCAGAAGGGTCACCACTACGAAGCGGTACGGGAATTGATAAAACTACAGCTTAAAGGTAAGTCTACTAAGATGCGTCTAGGTAAAGGTACTAAATTGAACTTACCTTATCAGGCAGTGATCGAGTTGTCTTGGAGTGACGAGGAGCCAGATGACAAGAGTAATGTTAACTGATATATCCCCTGACGGCGTACGTATCGTTGTCGATTGGGATAAGTTTAAACCCGGAGCTTCAGTATTTATACCCTGCATAAACACTGCAAAAGCTATCGAACATTTAACCAGAGCTGCCCGGATAACTAGGAAAGATATAGAACAACGTGTTCGTGTAGAGGATGGTAAGTATGGCGTTCGGGTTTGGCGGCTAAAGTAACTGTGGTACCATAGCCGCGCATCATTTCCTTATCAGAGGATTTAGCCCCCCTCTGGGGGGCACTTTTTATTCCTCACCGTAAAGCAATCTATAATTTTCTTCAGCTTGCTCTATAAACCTTCTATCTACAATCGCCCCTCTAGTGAGTTCTGCAATTGCCGTACCCCTAGCTCTGGCAGTTAGTGACTGTCTTAAATTTTTACCGCTTATAGGTCTTTCTGGATGGTCATCATTAAATTCTTGGATATCTTCCTCTACTTCATCTCTCAGAGAATAGTCCCCAGTTTCCATCGCTATTTTATGGGCATAAGCAAAATCGTTTAAAAGACTAGACCTACGAGTTTGTATTCCCCTGTTTAGTCTGTTGTTAAGCGCGGCTGCGTCTCTTGCTCGACGCGTACTGAATGGCGCAAACCCAAGCCCCTGCGCTATTACATCGCCCATAGGTATTTCACCACTGATCATCGGGTCTCCACGGGTAGTATCATAACCTTCAGTACGGAACCTGTAGGCTTTAAGTCCGTTGGATATGGCGGTGGGCAGTACTTTTTCAAAAGCACGATTCATGTTCTGAGGGTTACCATCAAACAAGTCTGTAACACCGTCTGCGTACCGCATGCCCACACCAAGTGTTGGGCCGCCGATTGCTTCTAGCCAGTACTCCAACTCACTTGAAGGAACGTAATTGCCACGATCTCGTATAAGTAAGTTGGTCAAGTTAATACGATCAGTCAGGTCTACACCACCCATATTTGCGATGGCACCGTAGTACCATTCAGGCCCAAGCGTTTTAGCAACGATAGTATTTGCATCATCTTCGTCGTCATCTAGGAACATGTTCCAGATAGCCATTGCTACACCGTACAGTGGGACACCTTTAACACCTATCAGTGTAGCGCCCGTACCAGTGAGCCACATAAATGTATTTCTTAGAATCCGTGCCTCTTCAATTTCAGCTTCAGTTCTGGCAGCTCCGGTCATATCTTTAAATATGGCATCCAACATACGTATCTGAGTATATAAGAACTGGCCGGGAACACGCTTAAATTGCATAACCAAGCTACCCAGATTCGTTTGACCAAACCTAGAACCAGTAGTTAGCAATGCCGAGGCGTTAACCCACAAGGCAACATCAGTAGCTTTTCTGGAGGCTTGTTCTCCGTACTGGTCAACATCTGCTGCATCAATATCTTTAAACTTTTTACCCGTCAGTTTTTCCATCTCAAGTATGTAGGTACTCATCGCACTGACTTGACGAATACCACGTTCACTGTGATGGAACATAAAGCTGGATACGTAGGCTAGCTTATTCACAAACGGGCTACGGGGACTATCAGGATCAGATGTTTCTGCTGCGATACTGCGAGTATCAAAACCCATTTCTTTAATACGGGCTATCAAAGGAGCGAAGTTTTTGTACCTCTCTGCCTTATCACCTTCAAATTCATTAGTTATCGCAAACCCGCCGTGGTCATACCGATCTTGTTCGGTAGTTACGAAGTCTCCGTTTGCATCTACAGTTACCTCACCCAGACCCTCTCGTTTTACTTTGCCCCATGTCCCTGCGTAAAAGTTCATAGCTTCAAGCGTAGCTTTAGTAGCTTTGAAACCACCATACTCACCCGCAAGCCGAGACTGAAGCACCACAGGAATAATTGATACGTTGACAGCTACAGAACTGACACTCAAACCGATAGTAGATATAAAGGTCAGTGATCGGGCTAGTCGTACATGTTCGTTCAAGTAAGGATTCTTACTGAACTCTGCATAGCTTGGTAGCTTGCCAAACTGTTGGTCTGTATCTGCTTTACTTCCAGCTACAGCTACTGCGACTTCTTTCATAAATGTGTCGCCAGCAAGTTCAGCCTGTCGGCCTTCTTCCATAACACGATTAGCTGCACTCTGTAGTTTGACCTTGTGCTTTATGTTTGCGTAACTATTAATGAACGCAGGCATAGACTTTTCAAACGTATAAATTGGGTCTGCTTCAAATCCGGCAAAGCCTCTACGTTCTTGGCGAGCCTGTACAATTGATTGCTCTGGAAGCGATTTAAGTACTATGTCAGCAAGGAAGTCCTGTATCTCGCCTTTCTTACGATCAATAGCTGCCTTATCTTCTTTGCTAGAAAGCTCTAGGTCTTTGAATATACCTTCTAAGTCGGCTTTTAACGTGGTGACCAAAGATATTGGCAGTTGCCCGTTAATTACCCTAGACCGCATTTGATCCGCAGTGAGTGTTGGGTTGATGTTTATGACAGTAGGATCGTTACTCAACCGATCCGCAAACACTTGCCTATCGCCGGGGTTATCAAATGAAGCATAACCAAATTCAGTACCTTCGACTCCCGCCTTTTGAAACTCATACTGTATCCAGTACTCCCCTTCACGATAGAGTCTGAAGTATGGGTCTACGACGCCGACATCTAACCGCTTACGGAACAGAACTTCACGTACAGTTTTCTGTACGTTGGGGTCTAACTCCAATTGATTTATGTTGGCATCTTCGGCTTCAAGAATCTTGTCGTTAATTTTTTTGTACATGTCGCGCATCTTGGTGTACGCAGCACGTTGAGACGAATTAAGTTCCAGCATTAACGCTTTGAGTTCGTCATACTTATCGGTACGCTCTTGTGTAGCTTCAGTAAGTCGGATGGTACCGATAGTAGTAGTCTTTCCGGCTTTCTTAGCTTCACGGCGTTCATCTTCCAGCTTCTTCTTGAACTCTTCCGCTTTTTCTTTGGTATCGAATAGCTGTTCTTTCTTCTGAAGGTCTTGAGTACCGTACTCGACACGGTGCTTGGCGTAGTAGCTTCTGGGACGGGTAACATCAATACCGTCTATAGTGCTTTCACTCACCAGCCTACTGAACTTCTCTAACGCAGCACTGTCTACACCCACACCCGCTTTGGTACTAAAAGCTCCTAAAATGTCTTTTAGTACCATAGTGAAGGTTTTCATCTCTTCATTACGAGTACCGTCTATGTCGTACAGAATATCCTGCATCTCTTCGACAGTAGGGAGCTTACCTTTAGACATATCTACAATGGCTTCTAAACCGAGACCATTGATAGCATTCATCATAAACTTGGCGCTCTTGTTATTTATGTTTGTCAAGAACGACTCGTAGGCTTCCTCTTTAGTTTTCTTGTCCAGACCGGTGCGACCTACGCGGGTAAGTTCTACCATCGCCTCGTCTACATCGCCGTTAGTCAGGTTGTCAACTACGGAGGTAGCATCTCGGGTGTTAGGCTCAGTTGCCATAATCACGTTTATGTATTCTAAGGCTTTGGTTGTGGCGTTAGTTGCGTCTATGTTAAACCCTAAGAATCTAGCAACTGCGTCTAGGAAATCACGCCACGCACTTCGCTTTTTACCACTGGGCTTGTAAGCAGCCAGTTGAGCTTTGAATTCTGTATTACTGTACACTTCTGCCGCAAACTCTCGTAGGCCTGCCATCGCGTAAGCGTTGGGTAGCTTGTCTTTCAGATTGCTGTACAGCTTCTGTAGCTTAATTGTGACCGGATGGTTGGGGTTAGACAGTACTGAATGCGTAGCTGCGTGTGCGGATTCGTGCAGTACAGCGTGTGTACTGACCGGCATATCCAGATTAATCTGAATAACATCGTTCTGGAAATCGTACGCAGAGGGCGCTGGTTTACCATCTCTGTCCACAACACCTTCGGCAAACTCAACTGCGGTGCCTGTACCGCGCAACCTTTCCGCAAGTGTACGGGCAGTGCGTGCAATATCAGTGTTGGGGTTATCTCTGGCTATCTGATCTAGTGCGCCACCTATGTTGTTGTCCAACAGCAAATCGTTTACTGTCTCAGACACTTCCGGCATAGAAGCAGCAACAGCGTTCTTAACTAGAAGGTCTTTAGTATTTTGAAGTCCCTCTAAACCTTCAGGGTTTTCAACTGTGCCGTTTTCTACTTCTGACTCAGCTACTATTTCTTGGACGTTACCATCAACAATGCCGTCCTTGATGGCTTGCTTTACATCAACTTGAATAACTTCTCTCGGAGCCTTTGCTTCTGCACTGTTCCACCAGCCTGTTCGGTTCCACGCTTTTGTTTGGGACTCTTGTTCTCCTGTAAACAAAGTGCCCGCTATGGTTCCCCTTAGACTTTCAAGTGATTTGTTTCTACTATCTCTTCTGTTTACAGCGTCTTCTAAAAAGGTTTGGTACCGTAGATGCTGATTCAGGTTTTCTAATAGTTCTGGGCTACCCTTATCCCTAATCGCTCGTATTGCCTTACGAGCTACTTTACGTGTATCAGCTTCTGCTTTAGCCACTTCAGGGTGTCTGGCAACTGTAGAGTCGTAAGCAATCGTAGCCAAAACATTATTCGCATTTCTAGCAATTTTTGCGTACCGTGCCAGAGCTTCATCTGTAGCGAACAAGTCTCTGTCGGTAGGGGACAATGGGCCTAACAGTTGAGGTTGCTGGGCAAATGCTTCGGGGGCAGGCGCTCTACCTATACGTTTTTGTCTTTCCTGCTGCTTCTCTACTTTCTTAGTTTTTGTTGTCTTTTTCCTTTTCCTAGCTGTAGGTGGTGCCGCTTTTGCCGCTTCTTTCTCTGCTTGAATCCTAGCTTGCTCTTGTTGCAACGCAGTCGGACGAGGACGGGCAGGGGCAAATAAGTCTTGCTGGGGAGCAGCCTCTGGAGTTTCTTGTAGGAAGTTGTTTATATTGATCTTGGTCTGTTCGCTGACGTTGCGATTACGACCTAAGTTGGTCAGAGCAGTACGAACCTCTTCGCTGGTAACGTCCATACCCCGAACTTGTTTACGTACGGGAGCTTGAGGGGCAACGCCAAGACGATCAAAGAATCGCTTATCTGCTTTACGTACTTTGGGTGCTTCTTCTACAACTTCCTCAGTCTGAGGGGCACGGGCGGCGGCACGTTCAGCACGCTCTATAGCTGGGAATTCAAGCTGACCTTCAGTACCCCGACCCGTGCGATCCATTCGCTCTCTATTAAGTCGAGCAGCTTCGGCACGCTGTGCATCTTGTTCAGTGGTCTCTACAGGAATAGGCCGCTGTCTACGCTCTGGTATGAGTGCTTCTAACTCTGCTACCCCTGCGGCTTGCTCTTCGGCTTGTGCGGTTTCTACAGCCTCTTGCTCGGCTTCTACCCCTGCTGCTTGCTCTTGTTCGTAAGAACGACGAGTGATTGCCGCAAGTTCGTCTTGTGTAGGCTCGGTGTCTGTGAAGCCTTGTCTGCCCAACTCCGCACTGAATGCACGCTTTAAGTTTTCTACACCGTCAATATCTTGACGTTCTAAGATAGGCTCAAGAACTTGTTTACGTTTCTCGACCGACTCTCGCTGGCGACGCTCGGCTACGCGACGGTCAGCTTCACCAAGCTCCATCTCTTGCTGTACCGTAGCAACTTCTTCTTTGGCTCTTTCTGTCGTAACATCAGCAGCAATTTGCTCTTCTATATCTATTTGTTCTGGGGCTGTTTCTGGTTCTGCTGCTACTTCTGGTTCTTGGAATACCTCACTACGTAAAAGCGAGTCTATACGAGAAACAGTTTCAGGTCTGGAAGCCTGTACTGCGGCGTTATTACGGTACTTAGTCAACAATGACCTAGCTTCTGCCCGTTGTTCTGGGTTACTTAAGTCTAGGCCAAACAACTTTTCAGTAGTGGCTCTATCAAGATTTAACCCTAGAGCTTGCAGATCATCAGCCGAAAGTACAGTAGGTTCGTCTTGCCTACCCAGTAAATCTCCCTCAGTAGGAGGTGGGGCTGTAGGTTCTGGTGCTGCTGGTTGTTCTGGTGCTGGTTCTTCTGGTGCGGCTGGTTCTTGCGGGGTTGGGCCACGCTGTCTGCCCGGACGACCGATTATCATTTCAGTAAATAACTGAAGAATGCCACCTACACCACCACCGATCTTGGCAGACTCGCCTACACCCTCAAAGGTTCCGGTGTCAGGATCGTAAACACCCTGTGAAATAAGATTCTGTAATACTTCAGCCGAGGCTTCTTGTGCGGCTTCTACAAAAGCTGCTTCAGTAACACGGCCAAGTTTGCCCTGACTTATTCTAGCAAGACGACTCTTGAAGCTGTTATCTAACCCATCAGCAACTTTACCAATGTTACCGCCAAGAGCACGGCGGGCACGGTTAATAATTCGTGTTGGGCCTACCATCTCAAACGCGCCCGGAATCATACCGTAGCCAGCAGCAGTGCTGATCTCTTCCTCAGTAGCCCCAGCAGCCTCTGCACGTTGCGCAGCTTCACCTGCACCAGCACCCACACCTACGGCGGCACCAGCAATAATACCGGGGGCACCGAATGGAGCAGCAGCTAAGAACGGTAGTGTCGAACCGACACCACGCATCAGGTCAAGATAGGTACCTTCGTAGGCTTCATCA